TCCTCAATAGAAACAGCAACAGCTACAGTAGCACCAACCATTGGGTTATTACCCAACTTTGAAATCAAATTTTTACAATTTATTTATGTTTATTTTTATGCTGTTTTTATCAGTATTTATGCGGGTTTAAGAGCTTTACACATTTATATCAGATTATTCTGATTTATTCTAAATCAACATTATTTAAGCCATATTGTGTACAGAATGTGTACACTATTACAATGTACACATTCTGACTGTCTCTCTTCCTATTTATATAGGTTATCACAATGTTGCTATATGTGCAATCCAGTATGAATAATTAGTTGGGAAGTCTTAACTCCATACCAACATAGAGTGGTGTACTAATATCCATGTTGTTAAATTCTGCTAACTCAAGATATCTTGTGCCATCTCCTAATGCTCTTTCTGCTACCTGCCAGAATCCTTCGCCAGCTTCTACTGTAGTATACGCTACATCTTCTGTCTCATCTTCCTGTTCTTCTGGTGGTGCGTCATTAGGCTCATTATCATAATGGCCTGTAATACAATTATCATCTACAAATCCTGTTCCATCACCGATAAGGTAAGGGTGTCTGGCTCCTTCATATACATGTGTTATAACTCCATCTGTATAATATGGTGCTGCACCATCGGTCCAGTCACCGGTCGTATAATAGATTCTATTATAACAAACGTGATCTCCTTCGCGGTACATTGTGCCCACATCTTCTATATCCCTTTCAGGTATAGGCTCTTCTGGCTCATATTCTGGTACTTTAATCTTTGCATAAGTACTAAAAGCTTCTTCGTTGATATATACATCTGTATCAGTTCTTGCAGATGAACCATCTATGCAGCCATCTGAACTATCCTGCCAGATTTCAGCCCAATCTACCGGGCAATTATCAGGTCCCCAGATAGCAAGCCACTTCTTATCTGTAAGTGCTTCCCTATCTAAGATATTAGAGAACCAGTCAAGGTTAGCATATGTGCCTACAACCTCAAAGCCAGCCGCCTTTAAATCATCAATAACGATCTGGCAATATCTAGTGTATGCTTCTCCATTAGTGCGAGGATCTTTGTTGTTTCTTACTTTGTATCCATCTGCATCTTCCATATCCAGATAAATACCTAATGCTGGATTATAGCCAGCAATCATTCTTAAGATATGTGCAGCTTCACTATGTGCCTCGTCTTCGTTGAGCGCATAACTATAAAGATATACAGCATATGGTTTACCAATTCTTTCAAGCTCCTGCATATTTCTTACAGCCTGTCTATCGTCCTGTGATTCATAGTTAGAGCCATATCCCACTCTAACAATTGCGAAGTCAATCTGTCCCTTGATAATGTCCCAGTTAAGTGTTCCGTTGTTATCGCTAATGTCAACTCCTCTAATACTCATATTATTTATCCTCCTGATTATCAATTGTTGTTTTCTGTTCTACCTGACTCTTTAAATTCTTAACAATAGGCTGTAAAAACGGAGGAAGTGTTACACCGATATCATTGATGTTTTCCAATATACTTATAATTTCGTTACAGATCAGCCATATTGCCACAACACAAGCCACTAAAAATGTAAATGGCAATGTTATTCCAATAACACCTGCAGAATAAGAAAGGAGCTGGTCTACTATCACACCAACTCCCACCAAAAGCCACATACATATTTTCTTTGCAATCCCTCTTATTCCTTTATAACTATCTATCTGCTGCTTTCTAAATTTAGAAGCCGCAATACCTGTGAAATAATCTATTAGATTACATGTTACCAATAATAATACTGGAATTGCCAAAATTCCCAGGGCACTTAATATAATGCTCCACACCGCTGTTACAATTACTTTTAATTTTTCCATAAGTCAATATCCTTTCTGTTACTGGTGCAATTTCATTTTTTCCATTGTTATATGTTCACAAAACAGTAATAATATTAAATACGACGGTACAATTACTAAGGCAGCATTCGAAACTTAACTAAATATAAGTGAGCCTGTAATATAATCGTCTTTCTTAAATTCAGTAGTTGCCCACGCTCCTTTCTTCCCATCTTTTGTGTAGTATCTTGCAAAAGCATAATGTTTGTTTGCGGAACTATATAATAATGTCGTTCCATATCCAACCAGCTTTTGTCGAACTACACCTGTGGAATCGTATGGAGTATAATTGCTTTCCAATATTTTATTAAAGTTAGTAATACCCATATTTTCAAGAACTGTTGTCACATCATAATAGCCAGAAAAATTATTTAATGTAGAATCTGGTGTTTCAATTCGAGACGCAAAGTGTAATATTCCTATTTTAGTAGATTTATTATAATAACAATAATTATAGCCATAACCTTCAAGAGTACCATCTACACTTGCAATATTTTTGCAAAAACAGTTTTTTATTTCTATGTCTGTATTATTAGATTTCCAATTAGTCCAAAGTGTGTTATCAATATAAGTAGAACGAATGTAAATTGCAGTGTCATTTCCGGGAAGAATTATCTGTGTACATCTTTTTGTGTTAAGCGCAATCACTATAAGATAACTATTTGTTACTTTGGTATTTGGAGCATTGCCCCATGTTGCTGCGTTTGGAAGATAATATATTCCAGATGTAGTTATGGTATTTAAGTCTGTGTTTGGTTCTAAATTTTTTGCTTTTCTTACCAAAGTGGAAAATTCTATATTACTGTTTAGTGCACTTACCTCGCTTCTGAGATTGGCAATCATGTCATTGTTATCTTTAATTCCCTTATCCATTATGTTAAGGTTTGTTGGGTTCCACGGTGTTTGCCCCGTCCAACCTACTCTTTTGTAGGCTATAAATCCGGATAAACTCATAATTACATCTCCTTAATTGCTGCCATTACTTCCGTTTCAAAATTAGCGTAATCTGTATCGCATTCGTCCTGATTTTCAAGATACGTTTTTTTATTCTGAATTCTTTTACTAAGAGAAATCTCTCCTGATGAAGGTATATTGGCTGAAAATGTGACTACAGTCTTTCCTTCTATAGAACTATTTCCATTTACTGATGTACTCTTTGTTGTATTTAACATAACTTAATTCCTTTCTACCGCACTATGCGGATTTATATTACTCCCATCTTTGCTCGCCCCATATCCATGAAGCTACTATTGTGTCGTCTACATATATTCTTAATACACTTCCATCCCAATCAAATGCAACAGGGTTGTGTGTATACATTGCTGGATAGCATCGTCTTCCCAATGATGAATGATATATAGATATATTGTTACAATCTGTGTCCAATCTTACCGTAGCCTCTGAATCCACATATAGAACTCCTTTTCTAATATCTACACCAAAATCTGTAATAGCATTTATTACCACATTGTCATCTCCAATAATGCTAACACCATGTGCATCAATGTTGTTATGTGTTTTAACATTTGGATTGTACATTTCTATATGATATGGTGATTCCTTCAAATAAGCATCTCCATAAGATAATTTAATCGCACTGTATGTTGATGTATCAGTCTCTATGTTAATAGAACCTCCTGTTATTTTCGCATTGCTCGATATTAGGTTATCACATCTTATAGTTCCGTCTGCATCAATAGTGGTATTTGTGCTATTTAGCGTGAACAAATTCCCGTTAATATTAACAGACTTATTACCGCTTATATTAATTGCTCCGCTCGCATTAAGTGTTATATCGTCTGCAATCGCTTCGATTGCAGAACGAAGCTGTCCGTTTTCATTTTTTATAAATGCAGTCAGGCTTGCAGATGTTGCGTACTCCCCAAGCTTTGCTGTTACTGCCGCTGAAATCGAAGTGCTTCCAGGATTAATCTCACTAATGATTTTTGCTGTTGTGGAATAGCTTTCAAGTATTTTGTTCGTATTACTTCCCGCTGTTGCTATTGCGTCAGTACCAACTTTATCAGCATAACTTTTGGTAGCATACTCGCCACTTAGTACAATGCTTGTTTCAGTTGTGTCGTCTGTAATTAGCTGTTTTATATAATTGTCAAGCTGTTCAGTTTTAGTGTAATACCGCTGCTCCTCTTGGAGATTGCCTATACTTTCATCGATACCGTTTAAGCTTTCTGACAACATATCACTGGTAACATATGTTCTAGAAATCTCGCTTTTAATGCTACCACTCTCTGCACTAACTGCTTGTGTTATAGCATTGTTCATCTGCGTTGTTGTGCTATAATTGCCCTTTAAATCCTGCTGAGTTAATGACAAACTGTTACTTATGCTATCAATATTGATTCTCAAGGCAGAATTTTGTCTTAGCATATAAGCTGTTTCCGAATTTGGAATCTCTTTCCAGCCATGGCTTCCATCCTCATTGCGGATGAACCGCCATGCGCTGCCTTCGTTTTCCCAGTAAGCAACCTTTCCAATATACTTATCCCACTCAGTATCATTGTACTGCCATGTTTCTTCGCGTGGAAACTGTGTATCAGCCGGATACACAGGAACACACCAATCCCAAGCCGGATAATTATCCTTTGTTGGCACATAAGATATCAGGTATATTTCATCGTCATACTTGGCCATATTAGATAGGCTCACGCTGTATTCCTTCAATGTCTGGTTTACATTAGAAAACTTTTCCTTAACGCTGGTTCCGTCTATGTTCTCAGTCCACCAAAGCTTCTGTGTTATAAAATCATCAGACTGCTTTAATAAGCTTCCCCATTCAGAATAATCCTTTCCAGAACCGGTTTTTATATCCTGCAGAAGAACATTAAGTGTCTGTGCTGCATCATCCAGATATATCTTGTTGCTCTTAAGCGTATGTGTGCCATCATTGTTAATAACATTAAAAAGGCTTGCTATATCCAGTTTCCCGGCAGATATGTTAGCATCCTCTTTTACCATGTCATTACGGATAATCTCACGTTGAACTCCCTGTTCTGTAAGACCTAGCGCGTCAAACATCAGGTTGCCCTTTACATCCCACACATACATGTTATAGTCTCCAGATGTATCTTTACCTATCTGAACGCGAACACGCTTAGAATCACTTATCTGTATCGTATTATCAGACCATCTACTCAAACCGTCTTTGCTATGTACTGCAACATCTGTGGTATCAATGTCCAGAGCCTTTATTTTCTTTGCATCTAAAGAATCTATCATTGAATCCTTTATCTGTGCTGTACCTATCATGCTCACGACGCTATTTGCAAAATCTGTGGTAATGCTTTCGCCAGTGGAAGAGCCAAACATTAATGTTTTAATACCAGCAACATCACCATCTAATATGCCTACTTTCTCATATTTAACATTAAGCTGCTCTATGTCAGATTTTATTACCTTTTCCTCTTTTATTGTTGCAAACTTTATGTCTGCCTCATTAGATTTAAGGTAATTATTCTTAATATACTGCAGCTCATTGTTTACAGACACAATAGTCTCTGCAGTTACCGTATTAGCCTTAACCCATTCTGCATCTACCTTTTTAGAAACCAGTTCCTTAGTAAGCATCATTTCCGCATATGTTCGTTCTGCAAGCTTAGTAGATGGTCCTTTATAATCTGTCTCTGTTTCAGTTTCTGTTTTGCCATAAGCTGTAATAGTCATGGCAAGACCTCCATCATATTCCTGAGTTATATTCATAACCGGAATCTTATAAGTCTTACCTAATTCTTCAACAGTTACAATATCCCATGGATCCAGTCGAATATCTCCTAGCGTCTTTAAGCTTGCGCCTCTATACGCAAATCCTCTTACTTTCTTGTATACAGAGTTAAGCTTTTCTTCTGTTGTAAGTGGATTATCAAATGTTATTCCCAAAGTTCCACTTCCTACTGTAAAAGAAGTATTACTGTCAACATTACATGTAAGATAATCTAAATGGTAATCACTCTCATTCTTTTCAAATGTCATTATTCGTGATTCATTTATCGTATAGCCATTATCCTCATACCACTTAATAACAATTGTTCCAGTTCTGTCTACGCAAGCAAAACCTCCAGCTAAAGAAGCGATATATCCGATAACCTCACGATAGGTATATCCTACCGGTGCAGTATCAATAGTTATTCCATTCAAGCCAGATACATTACAGGGAACGCCACATCCAGTACTTATCTCTTTTAAAACAGATTCTGCACTTGCAGGATATGTCAATTCAGATACATATACACCTGTGGTCTTCATCATTCTGTCGTAAGCCGTAAATGTTGTGGTTGCCTGGTCAAGCGTTGGATGTTCTGCAGTAAAAAAGCCAAGTGGAATATACTCATACTTTCCGCTTGGCAGTTTCAATCCTATCTCTATAGGAATCTCTGTGTTTTCAAACAACTCATTTATTCTTTTTACTGTCAGTTCTATCTTAGCTGCAACAGCCGAACCTATCTGTATACCCTCATCAGATGTGGAAGCGGTCTCATAGCTCATCTTTTTAAAGCCAGCGTCAATCCACTTACCATTTATCTTTAATCGTAAGTTAAATGTTCGCGATGGTGATCTGATCGTTGTCGCAAATTGCTTTGATACATTATTATACATAGGCTTAATCCTCGATCATAAATTCAATGGCTGCAATATCCTCTAATGTAGTTCCATCGTATCTGCTGTCAGAATCACATACAGATATGTCTTCCATCTTAATCATATGTACATCAACATCCGTTTCCATGTTGTACATCTCATCAATCTCTTTTACAACTTCCTGCTCTTTACCTTCTGGGAACTGGTAAGAATCTCCATCCATGACAGCATTCCCATTTTCATCTTTAAGCACATTGTTCTGTATTACTTCAGTTCTCTGTGTAACAAAAATATCTACTTCTCCTAACAATGTCTTAAGGTTCTTTGCAATCGCATAGTTTACTTTTACAGGCCAATGCTTTCTTAAACCCTGTAAATTCTTAAGCATTGTTGCACTATTATCAATCTGTTTAATAGTCATTGTTTTTTTCATGTTCTGCTCCTTACTGTTGTATTATAGATACACTGGCACTTCTGTAGTAATAGTTACCGTCCCCTATATCACCCAGCACCTCTTTACTCAATGTACCTCTATAGCTTGTTATTGTTATATCCTGTCCATCGTCATGGAATGTTATTGGAAAGAATCCGGCGATGAGTTTGTTCTTAATAAGTGCCATCTCATCTTCCTTCAATATTCCCCAATTAATAGATAAGGTCTTCTTTTCAGCGACAACATCACCCAACATTGTTCCGTCAAGTGCTCGTCCTGTAGAAGAAGACCATATAATCTCATCATCCACCTTGATGGACACAGGAGCCGGAAGCTCCTGCCCGTCACATCTCAGTATCAATTCATCACATCCTTGTTAAGTTATAATCTCACATTTTCCTGTCTGCTTTGTATGCTCGTTAATCTTATCAACCACATATTTTTTTAGGCTCTTTCCATCTAGCTGTATATCAAGGTCCAGTGTCTCCAGTATCTTAAGTATTTGTTTAAGAATACTTATGGCTTCTGCCAGCAGTTCTGCACTGGATGCCATAGCAGCTGCCTTCTGTGCCATATCAAGTAATTTATCCTCAGGTGCTACAACTTCGCCCTGATGCCTGTTATCGCCAATCATGGCAAGCTGTGGAGTGTTTGGCTTAACATATCCACCTTGTGCAAGGTATGGAATCTTGGAGAAGTCGGCTTCCGGTAAATGGAATCCAAAATCTTCGCCACCTATACCCGGTACCCAGTTTGGTACTTTAAAGCTTAATTTATTTACACCTTTTACAACAGCATTAATTCCTCTCTGCATTCCTGAAAGTAATCCATTAATTAAGCCAATCACCATATTAATAGGACCTTTTGCAATATCAGCAATTCCGCTAAATATGCCATCAAAAGCCGTAACTATACCATTCCAAGCACCTTCCCAATCGCCAGAAAAAACACTCTTAATGAACTGTATAACTCCTTTAAATACAGTAATTGTATCGTTCATTAAATCAGCTATGGTTCCAACGACAACTCCAACCTTATTTCCTATAGAATCAAATATTGCTATAAATATTGGTCCTAATAGTTCAGATAAAAATCCAACTACAGGTGCAATAAAGTTGTTATATATTGTCGTAGCACATGTAACCACTTCACCGACAAAATCAAGGAAATTAGCAAGTAATGGCTGTAAATGTTCACTCCATACTCTATCAATTACATCTAAAGCATTCTCCCAGACTGGCTGAAGCATATTATTCCAAATATCTAAGAATACATCTCCGGTAGTCTTAACAGCCGCTTTTATTCCAGTAAATATCGGCTCTCCCCATTCGTTCCATGCCCCTGCCATTGTATTAACCAAGCCAATCCATACATTTGATATAGATTCAATGGCTGGACTTACACCTTCGCTCCATAAAGAATTCCAAGATGCTTTAAATGTATCAAATATTGTTCCATTTAAAGATAGCGTCTGGGATGCAAAATCCGTCAGCATTGGTAATCCAACAGAAACAAAATTTGCAAGTATAGGATATGCTGCTTTATTCCATACATCCGAAAAGACTGTATTAAAGCTATCAAATAATCCATTTAATATACTGCCATTAGTGTCGACCCATGTTACAAGATAATTTGTAAATGGACCGTTAAAATAATTTAACAACGGCGGTCCTAATGCTTTTATATCATTAAACGCATTTGTTAAATTTTTCTTGGCTGTATCTGTATTCTTTGTAAGTCCATCCCATATTTTTGACATAGATGGAGAAAATGTTGATACACTCCATTTACGTAGTTTATCTAATTCTTTCTTTGCCGTATTTGCAAAATCGCCAATTGCAGATGCTGCATTTGTGGTATCTGCCTGTGTGCTAGGTGCAACACTTATTCCACCTGAAGATGTGCCACCTCCACTAGAACTACTGCTGTCCGTCGGCTCTGAAAGTTTTTCTATCTGGTCAAATCCGGCCAGCGATTTCTCTATCTGCTTTGCTGTAGAAGATGCTGCATCTCCTATTCCACTTACATTGTCTGCTGTGTCTGACGCTATATCTCCAAGGCCTGTTATTGAAGAAGCTGAAGAAGATATATCCGCACCAGTAAGCATCTGTGTAAATGTTGCAAATCCATCTGCAACCTTCTGCAAGCCTGCAAGCACAGTATTTAAGCCTCGTAATATAGGTGTAAATAATGCTATAAAGCCTTTACCAAGAGAAGCCTTTAACTGTTCAAATCTGAGTGATAATATTCTTGTCTGATTTGCCCAGGAATCCTGTGTCTTAACAAAGTCTCCTGTGGCATTGGACAGTGCACTAGTAACATACTGATATTGGAGCATTACTTTTTCCTGCTCTGTCATCTTAGCCGTAGTCTTACCAAAGCCATTATTAAGTGCATACTGATCCAAGTTCGTCTGAGTCATTACTACGCCCAGGTCCTTAAGTGTCTCTGTTTCACCAGTCCAGATGGATTTCAGCTTTGTATATGCTTCATCTGTGCTCAAATTGTAAAATGATGCAACATCACCTGTTAATCCGGTAACATCTTCTGCCATATCAAGTGCAGCCTGTCCTGTAATACCCATTGCATTACTCATCTGGCCAAATACACCCATGTACTTCTTAGCAGATAATTCAGATAGTCCAAAGTTAGTCATGGCGTTAGAAGCCCACTGATCTGCCTGTCCACTTAAGTCCTTAAATGCCGTATCTACAACATTCTGTACTTCTGTAACATTAGAACCAACTTCTATGCAGTCTTTCGTAAACTTAGTAAAAGCTGCTATACTTAATCCAGCAGCTATTTTCTTTCCCATACCAGAAAAGATGGATGTTGCCTGCTTTGCTGCCTTATTGGAAGCACCTGTAAGCTGATTAACTATCTGTGAACTGTCTATGCCAAGTTCCAGAGCTATCTGTCCTACTACATCCGACATACTCCCTCCTTTCCGGCATTTAAAAAGACCACTTTCTACTTAGAGAAAGCGGTCTTAGCCCAATTTTGGAAGTCACTCCAATACTTATTGTAATTTGCAGGATCTTCCATTAATTTTCTATTCCTTCTTAATATCCAGTCATTGCGGATTTTCTTCTGTTCCTTCGTGAACTCCTTTATAACCTTAGAATCTTTTTCTGCTCTGATTCCTACAATTCTCCCAAGTGGTGTTTCAGGCATTATTCCTGACAATAAAGAACAGAATTCAGCCCATGACATATCATCTTCTGTTCGCAATCGTATGCCATACTGGGACAGGAAGCTGGCTTCTATCAGTTCCCAATCATCCCATATATCATAATATACCTCATTATGCTGAGGGTGTCTGCTCCTCGCCGTACGTTCCCATAGCAACCTGCATGATTGTATTATACATTTCCTTATATTCAGGAATAGGAAGGTCTAATGCCTCAATCTTATCTGAAGCATCTTTTCCTACAAGCATTTCAAGGCCTTTAATCATAAATGCCATATCGTCCTTGTTTTCCTTGCTTTCTGCTTCCTGTGCCATAGCCTGTATATTAAGAATTGTACTCTTTCTGTTATTAACAGTAACAACCAAATCTTCTGTTATACGAATCATAGGCAACTGGTTCGTAATCTTCATAGATATATCTATTACTTTAAAATCTGTCTTTGCCATTATTCAAATCCTCTCTTTCTTTAAGCTGCTACATATGCTATATATGTTGGCTTTCCATCCGAATTTGCATCCCATTCAAGCGCATCAATACTTGTAGCATCTCCACCAAGAGATTTTACATCGATTACTGCAGGTACAAGAAGCTGATCAAGATTAGGGAATATAATAGACACCCATGTATTGCAATCCTGACCTGTCTTCATAAATCGACTTGCTACATAATCATTTCCTTCATCTCCATAGTTACGCTTACCGCCGAAAGACATACCAAGTGACTTACCTGTCATGAGCCTTCTTACCCAGCCAGCCTGATCCATTGGATTCCATTCCTCAATGGTTCCATCTACAGATATACTTAAGCTCTCTGCATCTTTTACGATCTTAGTTTCTACTGTTTCTGGCGTGTCCGAATTCTTTCTTCCAGTTATACATACTCCAAACTGAATTTTATGTACCGGATTAACCCCTGTTAATGGTGTAGCTTCCGCGTTATACCCAGCTATCTTTGTATTCTGTGACATACTTCTACCTACCTTTCATAACAAAATTTAAGTTCTATGACCATTTCAAATATTCCTTTATCATCTGTATCAACCTCAATCGGTGCTGATACTAACATTTCTGTAAAAAGAATATTTGTGTCATTAATGTTTACATGTTTCATATCTCTGAGCTTGTCGTAAAGCTCCTGTGAGACTTTTTCAGTCTCCCTGACACTTTTATTCCAATGAACCAGTATACTTATGGATTTGACAGCGTAAGAGCTGTTCTGTATACCCCCAACAGCCATCTGAACATTATCTCCCCTGTTAAGATGGTATACACCTATGCTCTTATCTTTCTTATCATCAAGCTTTCCACAATATACATGGTCATCAGCCGCTATTCCAAGACCTGCTATAAGGTCTCTCACATCACCTATTCCTAACATCCTAACATCACAACCCCGCATTCTTTTTATAAAACTTTCCAAATGCTTCAGATGCAAGATTCTGCTTCTTACCACCTTTCATATAGTCATCAAGCCATCTGCCTTTAGCATTCGCATTTCCTTCATGTTTCTTGCCGCTTTCATCTGTCCACGGCGTCTGATGGAAGTTGTATTCCGGATGATAATACAGCCGTCTGGCGTATGGTGTGCTAGACACAAGATATGCTTTTCCCTGATCTATATCAGATAAATCAACAAATGTGCTTTCATTCTGTAATGCACCTGTATCCCTCGGTATAACCTGGCTCTGAACGACATCTGTATGTATTGCTTCTGCTGTCTGTGCAACTGACACTTTTGCTGCTGCCGTAAGCTTCCTTACCATAGGCATATTAAGCTTCACCGTTGATTTAACATTTCTTGCCATTACATCACATCCAATCTTACATAATTAACCGTACCATCCGGATTACGACACTTCGTACCCTTGTATATATGCCTTGTTACACCGAACACCGTTATATCACCTTCGGTAATTACCGGAAGCTCTGGTGCAATATCTCCTGGTATCAAAGCACATCCTTCAAGTTGTATAAGAACCTTTTCTGCTGTTAATACTGTCTTACCGCTGTCCTGATAGTTACATAAGCCATCCCAAATAATGGGTTCAAGAGGTTCTCCATAGACATTCCTGCCTTCTTGTTCTATCTCAAGGTGTATTTCTGTCTTACACATGCTCTTTAGTATTAAACATGGGTACTTCATACTCACACCCCCAGACTTAAGCAGCACAAGCCAGTCTGACAGAGTATCTGGTATGTATCACGCTTTATAGCAATTCCATTCTGCACAAGAACATTCCAACTGCTGCCAAACTGCATAGATACTCCATTTACAGCATAATTCTGTAAGACACAATTAATCATGTCTTCATTCTCATACTCAAAATCAGCCATATCACAGCATACGTCTATGACTATTGCCTGCTGGAACTCTGTCAGATTATCAAAGCCTCTTGATGTTATACGATTAAAAATAAGCGAGTCGATATGACGGCTCGCCTGCTTTAATCTTCGTTCTATCTGTTCATCCGGGATAAGATTATGCTCACTTAGGTACTGTTCTTTACTTGCATATACCATAAGACCACCGCCTATTCTGTCCTATCTTCCTTTGGTTCATCTGCTGTTACTTTCTCTTCCTTGGGCTTGTCTTCCTTTGCCTTACCTGTTTTCTTTGACCTAATAACCTTTGGTTCAAAGGTCAATCCAATTACTGTATCTGCCATAATGATTCCTCCTTAATTATCCTTATGTGATACATATACCCCAGCGGTCTTATTCTCATATACATGGCCATAAAGATTATTATTACGATACTTGAATACATGACTATCGCCATCCTGGTCCTGATCTGGACTAAAGTACTTAATATACTGATCCATAGCTGTTACAGCTGCAGACTTCTCTACACATAAGAAGTTAACATTCTTAGCCGGCTTAGTTGTCATCTCGTAATTTTCAACCTGTGTTCCACTTGGACTACTAACAGCCTTATAATTGCCCTCACTTTCTTTTGTGTAATAAGTCTTACCCGGCTGTGGTGATGTATCCTTTGATAATGTATAAGCTGCCTTAGTCTTTTCATATCCATATGAATTCTTACCATCATGAAGGGTTATTGATGTGTACATACGTGACTGTGGAACTGATATGATCTGAGAAAATCTCTTAAGTACTTCTCTTGATTTAGTTGTATCCATATCGTCCGCAAGAGAAGCTAATGTAGGTGTGATGAATAAAATACGTGATTCCATAGGAACTTCATCCTCATCCATCTTATTAGCACAAGCTCTTAACGCTGTTATTAATTCAGCTCCTGTTTCAATATTCTCTTCCTTTACTGTTATATCCTTAGTTCCACAGATTTTAGCAATACGCGCGGCATCTGTTTCCGGAATAACCTTTGTTCTTAAGAATTCGCTTGATAACTTGGCAAATGGCTGTGCAAGTGTTTCATCATTATCAAGACGGTCGATTCTTAAATCCTGTGAACGTTCCTTATCGTACTTAACTGTTTCCCATGTAAGTGAAGTTGAACCCTTTGTATAACCTGACTTTCTATCAAAATCACCAAGTGCATCCATATCAAGCTTCGCAATCTTGATTTCACCGTTATTGCCTTTTCTTACTGTTGTTTCATCACCATCTAATACTGAGGTCTTTGCACCTTCCTTATACACCTCATCAAGTATTGGAAGGTATATTGTAGATAATTCGATATTATTCATATAATCCTATTCCTTTCTTTACTGCTTTGGCTTTAATCCGAATAACTTTCTTATCGCATCATCATTACCCGGATTGCCATTTCCATTGTTACCAGGAGCACCTATCTGGAAGCCAGCATTGTTATCCATACTTGGCTTAAGTGCTGGTACATCTTTAAGTACCTGCTCAAGTGAAGCTTTGATATTATCTTCAGACACCTTTCCATCCACACCCTTTACCTTGCTGAAATCAGCCATCTTAAGCACATAGGGAAGTGTCTTAGCTTCTATACCAAGTGTCATTGCTACCTTTGTAGCTGCAAGCTCAATCTGAGCCTGTTCAGCAACCTTATGTGCTGCTGCCACTTCATTCTGAAGATTAGCATTAGCGTTCTGTTGCTGTTCTGTCTGCTGCTGCTTATTCTGTTTAAATGTCGCAATAGCCTGACTTATCTCATCTTCTGATAATCCCTGCTGCTGAAAATAGCTTTTAAGCACAGCATTCTCTTTCTTGGCAGTCGCATTATCCAGCATTGCCTGTATCTTGTCATAATCAACACCAGCCGCCTGCTGATTATTCTGATTACCCTGCTGTCCTGCCTGTCCACTATCTCCTCCAGCGTTCTGGCCGCCGTTACCATCTCCACCTTCTGCGAAGAGCTGTAAATTCATAGGTAATGTCTTTCTCATCACTCTATCTCCTTTCTTCCGTTTACCGCCCGTCGGCATTTTCCTAAAGTTTAGTGCCATTAAGTTTTGGGCATAAAAAAAATAGGCACACACAGCTTATTTGCCATGTGTGCTTAATAACTAATATTAAATTGTGTTGCACTGGTTCAACTTTGGACTATTCTACTATAATCCAATCTTCAGCGAGACAATCGTTAATACTTGGAACCCACATTGAATGTGAACCATCCACATTTTTTATCTGAAAATATGGGTTACATATAAACAAATCGCCTTCGTTTAACCCCCATGCTTCCGCTGTTTGCTTATTGCAGGGGATTCCATTCGGATATGCTTTCTGATATACAACAAACATTCCTTTTCCGTTCCAACCTCTTCTTGCTACCTTATTACCTTTTTTCATGGCCTCAATAGCAATTCCAAATGTCATATTGTCACATTTTCTATACGCTTCATTAAATTGTTTCTTAGGACACCAACTTTCATATCCATCAGAATATCTTATATGATAGCCTTCATCTTCTGGATTCTCGTCACTTGGTATCTTCCATCCTCTGTATGCATTGTATTCGCCTCTGCTCATTGGCTCTGCTGCCACCACTTTTACTCCAATATAATCCTTCATTTCTAAATCCTCACTTTCTTAAAATTGGGTATAAAAATACCACCAATCTTGCGACTGGTGGCTACAAAACTGATTATTTTATTTCTGGCCAATCCGTAAGTTTATCACTTTCTTCTTTAAGCCTTTCTTCTTCTTTTTCAAAATCTTCTATTGTCCAATCTGGATGATGTATCACAACATCCAAATAACATCTTATTCTATTTCCTGCCATGATATACCATACTCCTTTCTAAACTCATTAAGTGCTTTTTCGTAAGCTTCTTTAATATTTAAATTGTATTCTTTTGAACAATACTTGTCAATCCTGTTATCTAACAAATAAGGTAAAAATGGTTTATCTCCTACGGAATATTTATATATTCTTCCATCATGTGTTACTACTATTCCATATTGATATCCTCTTGCCCCAGCAGCAACAAAATCACTTCCATTAGGTAATAAATTTGTTGGATGATTATGTATTCCTATTATATCATTTTTGTGCTTATTTATTATAGACATTTGCTTCTTATTTAGTTCAACACCTATTGCATCAGGCTTTCCCCTTACATTAAGCAACACCTGTCTATTAGAAACGCTTATCACACATAATCCCTCAGTATCACTACTGTTATTACTTCTCAATATATCCATTGATTTACTATATATTACATTATTTAATTCCATATCTTTGCTAATCTTCATATATTTATCCGCATAATCTTTGGAATTAATATAGTCTAGGTCTATTTTATTCGTTCCTATTCTCTGAGAATTATTATCTATATATCCCCTCTCATATTCTTTTGAAACATTCTCCCATTGTTCCTTCCTCGCTGCATACACTTTCTTGTTATCCGGGTCTAATGAGTACTTAGACAGCCTGTCAAACTGCTCAACCATTCTGCCTGCATACTGCTGCTTCTGGTCTTGCTTGTAATCTTCTTTGACCTTTTCTAACTCTTCCTTTGTGAACTTGCTGTCTGGCTCTTCATCCAGTTCAGGAAAGTATGTTGTATGTACGTCTTTGCAATTAGGTCGTCAAGGATGGTAAAGACCCGCTGCTATTGCCGAAGACATTAACGGATAATTACCATCACTTGCATCACCTCCACTCCATACATCATCTATCAGCACCTTACCAACAAATGGAAGGCACTTAGGACAGGCGTTAGCACGCTTATTCATAATAACTGTACTAATTCCCCATGATTGTCTCATTTCGCCTTCTCCGGTCAGATATGCACGCTTACACGCTGTCTGAATTGCCATCTTGGCATAGTCTTTCATGGTATGCCTTGCGCCATTTGCATATTCAATACAGTTGATACCTGCCTTAAGAAAGTCCTTTGTAGCCATGTCCACAGCCTTCTCATATGTTCCTGCGCCTGTATTCGCATAGACCTGAGCATTAAATATTATCTGTCGATATTTATCCTCCGACATTCTAAGCATTGCTTTTTCTGCCCTATTAAAATCCGATTTCGTTGCTTTAATCAGGGCATTGAGCTTCCTTGTATTCAATCTGAAAAAAGCACCCTCAGCGCCTTGCGACACCTTAGATGCTTTCAACCCTTTCTTTAATGCTCTTAATATTTTCTGCTCCTGTTCTGTTCCACCTTCCTGTCTGGCTGCAAATATCATTGCGTCAATAGAATCATTTATGTTACTGAACGACTTCGTGAACTTCTTTTTATTCTGTGCCTTATACTTTTCCATAGCCTTAAGCTGTTCTACCTGCCACTGTGACCAGTTAAACCCCATATCTGTCTCTTCTGCTCTGTGGCTCGCAAGATTGCGCATCATAGAAGCAATCAGCTCATCTTCTATGGCTTCAAATGCTTTCTCTATATCATAGTCCGTATTTAACATAGGCTACCTCATTAAAAGCTTTCCACTTCAAATCCATCTAATTCTGTATTAAGTTCCGGTTCTGTCATCTGTTCAATTCCCTGTTCTGCCTTAAGCCTTGCAACTTCTTCCTGTTTCCAGTCATCATCCTTAGTGTCACCATACAGCTCATCAATGGACGCTTCTACACTCATAATGCCTCCCTGCTTGGCTTTGCTCACTGTCTCAACCTGGCTCTCAAAGCTAGGATTCGCATATTCACCAAATGTCACATCAACATCAATGTCCTGTGTTGTTGAATTATTAAGTGTATCTATCGCCTGCAATGTCATTTTTACAAGCTTCGGAAGAACCTTCTGGAGCTGATTTACAATATTATTTCTACTGTACAGCGTTGCTTTTTCCTTCTCCCTCTGTGCTTCTGCATTATCAAGCTTCTTTACATCTATTCCCAATGTAGAAGGGCTCATGATTCCCTGTAAGCAAAGGTCCAATGCCGTGATATATGTAGCAAGATACCCTTCATGTGGTATTTCACTCTGTTCTCTTTCAATCTTATAATTTGCACCTTCTGCCATAGGAGACGAATACTGTATATAAGCGTTGTCAAATGAATTTGGCAGCATAACCTCTCCATTACTAGGATTTCTAGGAAGTAAATTCTCTGGTATATATTCCTTTGTGCGGTTATGTCTTAAAGCGTCCATCCACTGGCTCCATGCTTCATCCAGCGCGTCAAATTCATCTATCTTGCTGTCATATATGCTCTTGCCTCTGCCTTTAAATTTCGCTGATTTATAGAACATGAGCGGTATGGCCATCATAAAACTTTTATCTTCCCATGTTACAGGTCTTAAACCTGCAAGCTCCGGCACAGTGCTGATATCACATTCTTTATTATCTCTTGTGAGCATATATGTTATATAGCCTTTGCCATATGTTTCAAGCAGAATGTACTCTTGATTCTTAACTGTATATACTGTCTTAAACACAACCTCTTTCACTCTGCCGCGTTCTCTTATTATCTCTACCCTGTCGCCAGGATAAAACTCTATGATTGGATACTGACTGAGATTCGTGTCTATGGATAGCTTAAATGCTCCATCTCCAACAATAAGTGTATCTGATATTGCTTGCTTTATAAGCTCTGTAAAGTCATTTTCTTCCGCTATCTTATCCCAATCTGACTGCCTACTGCCAACATCTACCTCGTTCATATCTGCAACAACAATACTTGCAAGCATATCAACCATCATTGCAGGTAATCCTACATGTATCTTTCTTATCGCTAATCCAGGAGAGCATTTTGCAGCCCAGAATCTTGTCTTGTCCCCATCAACCTGATCATACAGCTGTGACAGCTCTTCACTTACACCTCTGTACCATATCTGATTCTTAATGGCGTTACCTTCAAAGTCGAAGATTTCCTGTATATTAATTATTCCTCTCTGTGCCGGCTGCACACGCAACCATGTCCTTATTCCATCTCTTATCTTATCAGCCATAGTATTAAATATGCTCACCTCTCTCACTCTCCTATCCGTTCTCTACTCCAACTTTGTCCCTGTATGGTATCCAGCCATATTGTGTACTGTTTACCATATGATCATTTCCATCTTCCGGCTCACAGTCTTTATCTTCCAGCCAACTGTATACCTGCAGTTCCCCGGTGTAGTTCGTGCATGTATCTACAACATAATAGCTTGGCTCTTTGCCCTTTTCGTCGTTAAAGGACATCCAGCCAAGCTGCAGGTTTATTCTGTCTATTATTGTTACTTTCTTATACGCATTATTGAATATATACAGGCATTCATGATGTTCTCTCTTATACTTGGCAAATTCTGTTATTGTCGCCTGATCAGCGTTATCAATAAAGGTGTTCTTTGCCATGCCGCCCCATTCCTTACGATTTCTTTCAAGGAAATCTATATAATTCTTAACTGTATCGCTTGGAGCTATTGGTATATCAAGAGCCGCATTGTTATATACCTTTTCATCCAGTACTATCAGCTTGCCTTTGTTGGTTATTCCCATAAAGGACATAGCAATAGTATCAGGACTCTTCGTTGAATATGCCGTATCAAGACCGCTTGTATATATTACAAACCATTCTGTCTGCTTATCGTCATATTCTTGCTTAATAAATACCTTTGCCTGTTCTTTAGTAATAACATGTCTTTTGCAGAAATTAGAAAAGACAAGACCTGTAGCCTTGCCTCTCAACCCTAATATCTTGTTTTTATATATCTTAGTACCAGGAGGATAGCTCATTTTCTTCTGTTCTATCTTCTCTGGTGTCATGGATATATTATCTTCAAATGTGAAGAACCAATATACCCAGTCTTTAATAGGCTCACAACCGTTAAGGTCCTTCCATATCTCTTCAGGCACATCTGCCTTGTACTTATCAATCGGTCTTGCGTGATTGATGTACTCTGAATATATGGGTAATGTAGGTGCGTCTGGGTTAAGTGTACCGACAAAGTATTCACTTCGTCCGAATATCTCTCGTATGAAGTCTATGTTAGCTGTATTGCACTCATCTACCCACACACAACCAAACTGACTTCCAAGTGCATTTTTCCATTTACTGGCATTATCATAGCCAAGAATATATATTATCTTGGTACTGCTGCCAGTTTTAAATTTAATGTGTGGAAGTTTATTTTCTTTATCGCCATTACCACAGTATTCCAAATTAGGGAATATCTGAAGTAATCCCATATCTGCATTGATTATATTCTTCTCGATAACGCCTGTTGTATTACCAGCTATAACATGCAGCTTCATATCCGACTCAGCTACATTCATTATGAACTTCACAGCTACTGTTGTTGTCTTACCTGATGCAGTAGAGCCTTCAAGGAATTCTGCTCTTGCTGGTGTATCTATGTAATCCCAATACTTATCACTTAGAAGCATCAGGCTCACCCCTTGCCTTACGCTGAGCAAGAAGCTCTGATAGCTCGCTCCTGGTTGTATCGCTTACATTGGCTTCTATCTTGTCTGTAAAGATGCCTAAATGCTTGCCAAGAAGCTCCAATGCCCTTACCTTGTCACATGGCTTGACCTCTAATCCATCTCGTCCTTTCTTAATAACAGCTAATGCTCTCTTCTGTTCCTCTGTAAGTTCTTCTGTCAATACTGGCTCTACAGTCCTATATGTAACAGGTTTTCCATCTTCATCCAGTATATCCACAAGCATTCCGCCTACTTCTGCTTTCATTTTCTTTTCAACTACATGTGCATAATCTGCTGTATTAGAAAAAGCTATCAAGGCAAGTTCCCTGATAACTCTTTCCTGAGTTACCTCTGTACTCCTTGATAGCTCTTTTTGTCTTTTCGCTATATATTCCTGAACCTTAACATTCCTTAACAGTCTTGACGCTGTCTGTTCTGCTGTCTTTGGTGAATATCCTGCCCTAATAGCTGCCTGTGTAGCATTAAGGTCTATAAGATATTCTTCGCAAAACCTCTTTTGTTTATCAGTTAATGCCATACACTCAGCTCCTTTCTGGCATAATAAAAGACCTCATTTTAAAAACAAGGTCTTCACACTATATTACTTATTTTTTTATAATATTTATCGTATTCAATTATATTACCAAAAAATTCTATTACTGACACTATCATAACAGCTATATCTAATGCTGTCAGCGTGCCAGTAAATATACTTTGTGCTAAATTAATACTTGTCAATACAATAACCACAAAATATCCTGCTACTTTCCAAGCCGAAACTGCATCATGTTTTTTATCTTTAGAAAATATTTTTATACCTCCTCCTACAAAAAACATTATAAATACGATAATTAATACAGATGAAACTGCTACTTTCATAAATATCCCCCCTTATATATTTTATATATCGTCAGGTTGCTTATATTTCTTAAGAGTTATTAAAAAAGACACCAGCCTTAAGCCAGTGTCTTACCGGGGGTATTAATATTTAATAATGGAGAAATCATGCTGTCCATCAATTCCAGTTGATATTTCACTTATTTTAGGAAATTTAATAACTGTTATAGTTGATTATCAAATTCCTCACAAACCCTTGAAAATACTAAGTTTGTAGCAAGTGAA